TAACATGAAAGGCATCTGCGATTTCAGGTTCATGATCATCAAAGGTCAGTTCAAGTGTATAAAAGGGAATCGTTGCTAACTTCAATTTTTCAATAGTGTAGAAGTAGTTCATTAACATCTTCTTCGATCGTGCCGGGTTAAAGAATACAAAACAGACCGCCATATCTTTGCGTGTGGGGATCTCGTAGCGACAGGCTGCGACATCTACAATACAGGTTTCAAGAGGTGGCGCAGTTTCGGGAGTGCGAACAACATTGTAAGCAAATGAATGAATCTGTCCCATTATCCCATAGCGGCGTTTTCAATATTGGCTCTTTGTTCGACATACTTCTTCAAGAAACGAGTCTTATCAGCCTTGAGACGTTTCAATTGACGCTTGCGGGACAATGCGTACATTCGTTTAGTCTGCTTTTTGGTTTGGTAGAGAGATTTGACTGCTTTCTTAATACCTAAAAATCCACCACGGCGTGTCTTCATTGTTGTATGACGATAAAAACGAATTTACCGCGTTGAGATGCATAGAACGCATGTATTCACCCTATAATCCTTCTAATCGAACGTTTACCGAAGATGATATCCACCGTGTTCTTAGACGCCATGGCCTTCCTCATTACCGAATCTCGAATCGTAAGGTCTTCCAAACCGCAATGGTTCATACAACCTATGTTCGGCGTACCGACTATACAACCCCCGAAGGTGAACCCGCTGTCCTCGCACCCTGTCCACCCGGAGTTATGCCTCTTCAAGACGAAAGCTATGAATGCCTTGAATTTGAAGGCGATGCAGTACTCGGCGTCTGTATCGCAACGTATTTACGTAAGAAGTTCCCCGAGAAGAAGCAGGGATTCTTGACGGACGCCCGTAAGGAGCTCGTCAATAATGACCGAATCGGAGGACTTTCTAAAGAATTAGGATTGAATCGATTCTATGTGATCTCGCGACATAACGAGGATTCCGTTGCGATTGCAGGCCGTACGAATACGAAGAAACTTGGAGATATCTTTGAAGCCTTCATTGGTGCATTGTGGACCGATTGTGGAAACCGATTTAACATCGTGTATCCATTCGTCACGACAGTGATGGAAACATACCTTGACGTAGATGAGATTGTGAACTCTGCAACTAACTTCAAAGACCTCTTTCAGAAGTATTGTCAGCGCGAGTTCAAGTGTACACCGGATTACGAGATGACGACCAACGATCCCAAGAAGAATGAGATTGGAGTGACTGTGAGTGTACAGGGAAAAGTCTACGGAAAAGGCTCAGGAACGACACGCAAGAAAGCCGAACAACTTGCCGCTAAAGAGGCACTTGGACAAGTCGAACCATGAGATAGTTCATTCACAGAAGAATATATCCTCGCAAAGAATAAACATAATGGGCGGTGGTCTTCTTCAGCTTGTTGCCTATGGTGCTCAGGATGCATATATTACTGGAAATCCACACATCACGTTTTGGAAGGTGCTTTACAAGCGTCATACGAATTTCGCAATGGAGGCCATGCGAGTGAACTTCACAGGTTCACCTGCCTACGGGCAGCGATCCGTTGTAGTTGTTAACCGAAATGCAGATCTAATGTTTAGAACCTATTTGGAAGTCACCCTTCCAGATACACGTGCAGCCGCAACTGGTGCATCTGCTTTGAACGCAAACTACAACGTTCTCTGGACCGCTGGTGGTCGTCGCCGTCTTGGATACTTATTGATTCAACAGGTCGAGATTGAGATTGGTGGACAAGTCATGGACCGTCATTATGGTGAATGGTTGTACTTGTGGGAATCCCTTACATCTCCTTATGACCAATCGGTTCGTCTTGACCAGATGCTCGGAACCAACGTCCAAGGTACATATTCAACCCCTGCTGGATGCAACGGTCGCCCAGGAGTCTTGTACATTCCCCTCCAGTTCTGGTTCTGCCGCAACCCAGGTCTTGCATTGCCGCTCATTGCCCTCCAATACCATGAAGTCCGATTGAACTTCATTTTTAGACAGGCAACTGACCTTGTGCAGAATACCTATGACGGTACAAACCTTTGGCCAGGTGGAATTACACAGGCAGCTCAGTTTTTACCTAAGTTCAAGGATGCAGCCGTCTATGTCGACTACATCTATTTGGACACGGATGAACGACGACGATTCGCTCAGCAGACACATGAGTACCTGATTGACCAGCTCCAATATGGTCTCCAGCAATCCATCACCTCTCAAACGGTCCGATTAGACTTGACTCTCAATCACCCGGTGAAGGAGTTGATCTGGGTTTACCAGGATGCTCGTAAGTTGGACTGCTCTCAGTTGTCTGCGCTTGGAACAAACAACACCCAGCCATTCAGCTACGACGATATCGCCAACCGATGCCGACTCCAGCTCAACGGTCAAGACCGATTTGATGAGCGATATGGTGACTATTTCTGGAAGGTTCAGCCTTACCAACACCACTCAGGAGGTGCATTCGAGGTCCATGCCTTCACACAGCCTGTGGGTCAAACCTCACTAGGTGATGCATCGGCCGTATTCGCAGGTGATATCACAACGGGTGGAGCTATCACTATTACTGCGATAACATCGGGTACTATCGTTATAGGAAATGTAATGCATGTTGTTACATCTACAAGTTCAGCAGGTGTGTCTACTGGAGTACTTGCCGGAACAACAATTGCTAGTCTTACATCGGGTACCGCAAATACTGTAGGTGCAGTTTACCAATTAAGTCAAAGTAGTGGTATTACAGCCTCTTCAGCTGCACGTTTCTACTGTGTATATGATGCCCTAAACGCAACAAGCAACCCTGTCACAGGCGGTGCCCTAGGTTTCCAACAGACCAACTCATCAGGTCAACCTTTAACTGCCGGCGGATACTCTCAATCCATCAATCCAATCAACGTGTACTCATTCTCATTGGCCCCTGAGGAACACCAGCCATCCGGTTCTTGTAACTTCTCCCGAGTCGACACAACAACCTTGGTCTTCGATTCAATCACAGGCGCAGATGGTCAAGCATTGGCTGCAGGCAGATTCCCTTCTAAGAACTTCCCATACCTCTTCAGATTGTATGCAGTGAACTACAACATCTTCCGCGTCATGAGCGGTATGGGCGGTCTAGCCTACAGCAACTAACGACGCACAAATGGAACGATGAGAAGAGCGATGAGAAGTATCAATACAACAATATCAAAAGCAGCCACGATCTTCTTGTATTTCACAGGAAGCTCTTGAGTTCCAGGCGGAACACCACCGTACGGTTTCGCCCATCCAATCAGTCCACCCAGTAACGTAGGACCTAACTTATCGTTACAGTCGTAGATGTAGTCGTACCACGCCATCAAGACATATGCAGCCATTGCGAGAATGAACGCTAACACTGCTTCATGTTGCCACGCCTTAGGATGCGGCATCCAAAACACAGCTAGAATGAAAAAGGCAAACACAATGCATTTTTCATTCACGTAAAGAGGAGTCCCGAATAATCCAGCACCCATTTATATCTTCAAATCAAATTTTGTAATACGAGTATTGGCTACACACTCATCTAATCCAAGTGTCTGTTGCATCATGATTGGAGCAGGTTTACCGGATCCCGGACATTCTGCATGCTCATGACCTAAAATATGACCCATCTCATGCGAAACTACATATTGACGGTACCCGTCCAGTGTCTGACCGCTCTTAGAGGAACCGTGCATCCATCGCATTGAATTTAAAAACATGTTACGACCACCGAGTTCTGCACATGAAAGGTCTTTAGGAAGACCGCATGCACTCGTAATCGTCGCAGGTGAAGATAATCGAATCGTCACATCGGGCCGGTGTTTCACTAACTCAAACCGATACCCGTGTGCTTCCCATCCTTCTGGATCGGATAAGTAAATCTGAAGTAACTCTTCAAACTCTTCGTGCGAATACTTCACGTCCGGATCGACACGTGCAACGTACCGAATGGTCTTCATTGTGTTAGACTGGGAAATGTTCAAATCATCTTGAGCTTCTCTTCAAAGAGATTCATCAAACGACTCAGACTGTTGAATTTCACATTGAACGTATTTAAGACCGATAGAATGATCGCTTCATCACGTATAATCGCTTCAACGATGACCTGTTTGTCTTCATTCTCAGTTTTGAACACCACAATCCAACGAGGTTCGTTCATAGGTGTATTCTGAGTTCGTTCATAGGAAGTTTTGAAATAGGGAAAGACTGCAACTGTATCAGTAAGGGCATTTTCAAGGTTTAGGGACATTTTTCACTACACTGTACTCAGACTTTTCGTGGATGACCTGTTTTCGTTTTCTGAAAATGGATTTCAATCGTGTACCTTTTAAACAATGCACTCTACCATGGAATCCATTCTCTCCAAATCTCTTTCGACTCAAGAAGCTATTTCAATTCTTCAACTTATCTTTCCCTACGATCTCACACCTATGATTCTCTCATCGTTCCATGTGAAGTCACGTGGACGCGAAGTCACACTTCAGTTCCTCTTTGACTTCCTTGAATTCGCAACACGTGGAGAGTCCGAACGATATAGTGTCTTCGGCCGTCTAGTCGGTGAACTCGCCGGCAGACGTATCGGTGACTTTGACTCTCTTACCCTTCTCGCTCAACACGTAGTGGGACATTCCTGAAAACGGATTTTTTCACTGTACGAAAACATCTAGAGCCCCCAGACAACAATGCCTCCCTGCAACTTCATTCAAAAGACCAATCTCCGTCCCTGCACTGTCCACGTTCGTGAAGGACACTGCGGCCGACATGCAACTCTTGCCATTACTCTTCCCCCTCTTGTCCCACTCACATGCGAGTTCCACCACCACAACTGGTGCGGACAGCCAATTCAGCCTGGAAAGCGTTTCTGCCCTCACCATTACCAAGTAGCCTTACGAACCAGTATCAACCCTATTGAGCTCGTAGAGTCCGTTCCACCCGGAGAAGAAGCTCTCTTTCAGTACGCCCGTCGGTGGCGACAGCGGTTCGATCGAGGTACAATGCACTACTTTGATCTCATGACTGCCTTTCTAACACTCGTCGAACGAGAACACCCGCACATGTATGAGCATCTTCATCTACCGGTTAACATCCTTCGTCTATGGACCTTGGAGATTCGTCCCCCACACATTCGACCTGAATGGTGGGAAGACGCACGTGTTCAAAACGCATGGACAGAGGAGGCTGAACGAATCGCTCAGCCAAGAGCGCCTCCACGTCCTCCAGCTGAAAATCGACTACGACGACTCGCAGGCGACGCTCAGAACGTCCACACAACTGAGGTTGTCCGTCAATCTCGTGAAGGTGAAGAACTGCTTCTTGCCGTCCGCACTAACGGAAAAGACCCACGCATTCAAATCTTCCATGCGTTCGCGTCACGCTTTCAGGGCGACTTCAATCACTTCACATCCATAATGATTGATATGAACCTATGGTACAACCGAACCGAAGTCCGTGAACGTGGAGACAAACTCTACGCTCGACTACTGCAGGGACTATGGACGCTCATTCAAGAGCAACCCAAGGAGACCCGAATGGAGCTAGTCACTCGACTCTGGCAGGAAATCAATGAATCGAATGGACTGTGTGCGGAGGGCCACATTTCGCGTCTCGTCAACGTGATGGTTGGCTTCAATGACCAGTTCAAGCCGCCTGTTTCCACCGGCGAAGTCCTCCAGACACGTCTCGCTGCGATTTCGGTCTCCAACGTGAGCCTTGAGATGAAGCTCAAACAGGCACGTGTAGTGCTTGAGGAGCTCCACATCCCTACTGCTGAGCATGCAGTCTGGTTAGAAGCATTCTAACAATGAAAAATTTTTACATCATCGTAGAGGTTATCCAGATGACAAGCTCAATCGCCTTTGTACGTCCATGCTCTTCTCTCAAGAGAGTGAAGCAGGCACGTTTATAGCATTCACCGCAGCAGACACCGGAGTCAGCTAAGGGTGCGGGATTGTATCCGAATGCAGTATCTTGGATTTCAGTATTACAGACTGCGCATTGACTCCATTGGAAGTCTAAATAATCGTAGGGCATGAATTGACAGCGGGTCGAGAGCTCGCGCACACGTACTAGATGACGTTCATAGGCGAGTACTCGTTGTTGTTTGAGGGGAGTGTTTGCAAGAGATTTGATGTGTTGGAAACGTTCAAGAGAGGTAGACATTTTAGCGGGCGCTCTGTTATAAAATGTAAAGTTTAAGAATCCATTTTCTGAAAAACGGATTGTCCGAGGTCACGAATTAACTCAGAGCCCCGGGCCCTAAAACGAATATCTCTTACTCTACATCTCTTTCTCTTCAAAATGTCCTCTTCCTCTTCCCCTTCTTCCCTCACCTACACTTCCGCACTTGAACTCGCTACATCTACTATTGAAGGCGACGGATACACAACTGACCTATGGGTTCCTGAATTCGGTTGGTCACCATGCGAAATTCGTCAAAGCGATGACGATGAAGCATCGGCTTCCGATGAACCGTATCCACTGCAGCTTCTAGCTGCCTACCAAATCTTTGTAAACATGTTCATATCCCAAATCGTATGGGTCCATCTCGCTGCCGAGATGCAAGCGGGTAAAACAGGTGCAATCAGCGCACTGTTTCGCCTGATTCTATCCAACAGCCGTCGTATCGGTATAACGCCAGACCGAGTCTTTACTATAACAGGTATGTCCGACGACGATTGGCAGGGGCAGACGTCCGAGCGTCTTCCAAAGATTCTCCGTGAGAATGTGCATCATTCCGGTACTCTCTTTAAGGTCTCCGCCAAGCTTCGCTCTCTTAAAGAGCGTGAAGGCGAGTTACGAAACATTCTGATCGCTTTGGATGAGTCTCATCATGCGTCTTCATCAGGTAACCGACCTAACATGTTGGTCTACAAAGTTGTCGATGAACTCTGTCCAAAACACTTATGGGCTGAACGAGGTATCCGATTTGTAACTGTATCTGCAACAGACCCTGCAAAGGTTCTTGCGATGCAGGGTTCAGAGGATGTTCCCACTCAAGTAGTCCGTCTTGAGACAACTGAAGCCTACCAGTCTGTTCAATCCATGAGTGACTCAGGACGACTTCTTCCTGTTCAGCATGTTCTTCATACCCCTGAAGGTGCTAGCGTGTTATGCGAACAAGTTCGTAAAATTGAGGCTGAGCATGGCCCTCTTATACACATCCTTCGACCTAACCGACCAAGAGGTAAAGATACAAACACAATTGTTGAAAACCTCCTCAAGGAGCGCATTTCCGGATGCGTTGTGATTCCATGGGACTTGGAGTCTAAGAAACGACGTGTTAAGGAGGCCTCGGATAGTCTATCCTCATCAAGTACGGACATCAACAGTGCGCTACTTTCAATAAAGCCTGAACGAACAACCTTCATTCTCCTGAAAGGCATGTTTCGCGCAGCCAAGACACTGAATGATGAACATATAGGTGTGTTATATGAGAGCGTAGGAGGTGCAGACTCTACCAACCTCCAATCACTTCTTGGACGCGCATGTGGCTACAGAAAAAGCAGTCGATCTGTAGTCTTTGTAGCTAAGAGCACAGTGACAACTTACTTAACTCTATGGCGCGAGCTCTGTGCACAGAGGAACTTTCCAAGTGTAACGAATGTACCTATTGCTTCGCTAAAGGGAAAGATGCCGGGAGTACGTGCTATCTTGAAAGAAGGTAGGTCATGTCTTGTTCTTACACAGGCTTCCGCTTGCCCTATAAGTGGAGGTGGAGGAAGGTCAGTATCAACTCCTCTCACACAGCCACGCAGAGAACACAATGATGATCACTTCAATGTTGAATGGAGTGTCGAGTTCCGCACTCCTGAAGAGGCCAAAGCGATGACGGGTGCTAAAAAGATGGAGTCTATGGAGAATGGATTCTATAAGAACGTCAAGGGAGCAAAGGCTCCGCTGACCCGCGAACAATATATTGCGTTGCGTGCAGGCAAGAAGACAGCCCATGTTCCCAAAAGTCTGGATTCACTCAAAGTAGGTAAAAGCATGAAGAAGACAATTGCTTTCTATGATAACCCACTAGACGTATCAACAGTCCATTTCGTAGTCCGAACTCTCACGCGTATCGCTTAAATACACCCGGTCCATTAGTGTCCTTTAATTTTTCCATTACCCACCCCCGTCAGAATCCAGATTTCTGAAAACGAATTGTCCGACATTACGAAAAGGTCCAGAGTACCCCGGTCTAAGCATTCATCTCTAACTCTCTAACTCTCTTCAAAAATGTCCTCTAACCTCCACTCCCTT